ACTATATACTGGTTTTTGCCATAACCCATTTTCTTTTAAATGCTTTTGCCAAAATGTGCTTAGTCCAGGGTTGCAAATTCGACAGGCAAGATTACAGCTCAAATCAAACATCAAGTCAATTCTTGCTGGGCCTACAAGATCTGTTTTTCCATCTATTCCAAGACCATCATTCATGCCGGTTCTCATACTTGGCTGTTGTGCTAGTTCTATTGATTTGCAACCATTACATGCTGGGTCCCATATATCTTTTTTATTCAAGTTACGTCGGTCTTTAAAACCAGAATCGTTAAAAAAGTTAGTATTGCTGTCAACTGGAAAATAAGCCTGTGTACCTAATAGACAACAATGAGCAACTTTAACGTCTTTTTGGTTAAAGTTTAAACTTAACCCGCCATGTATCATTGAACAATACGCACTCATACTTTTGTTTGATCCTTTAATTAGTGGTGCAAATATTTATAGTAGCATATTTTTTAGTGTAAATATACCTATTAAGGCATCTTTAGGCAAATATAGGCAAACATGAAAACAGAAATAGAACAGATACAATCATTATTAGAACAATTTAGAAGACCAACTCCAGAAGGCGAAGAATATCAAAACAGACTAGCAGAAGAATTTGAAATTATACTTCAGCAACGTTTTACAGATTACTTTCTCAAAATAAGACTCATACTTGATCTCAACGAAGACATACCGCACATGACCAGAGGCAGTGCTGGTAGCAGTTTGGTTTGCTATCTCATGGGTATAACTGATGTTGACCCAATTGAATGGAACATACCATTAGCAAGATTTTTAAATCCACACAGAGATGACTTACCAGATGTAGACATTGACATACCGCATCACAAACAAGAACTTGCAATGCAACGTGTGTTTGATCGATGGCCAACACAGAGTGCCAGAATATCAAACTATGTGCTTTATAGAGAAAAAAGTGCCAAACGTGAGGCGGCTAAACGCCTTGGAGCAAAAGGTAAACTGCCAAAAGACATAGACTATGCAAAACTAGGAGTCGACGAACAAGAAGCAACTCGCATTGAACGCAAACTGATGGGCAAAAAACGTTGTATAAGCAAACACTGTGGTGGTGTACTAGTATTTGATAGAGCATTACCCAAGAGCTTGTTTCGTGACGATAATCTTATACTACTTGACAAAAACGAAGTAGAGGACTTAGAACATTTAAAAGTAGACATACTTGCAAACAGAGGACTTTCACAACTGTTGGAAATAGATCCACACACAAGATTAGACGCTTATCCAAAGCAGGATGAACGTGTCAGCGACTTACTGTGTCGTGGTGATGTGCTTGGTGTAACACAGGGTGAGTCTCCTACAATGAAAAGACTGTTTCGTGCATTGCAACCAACAGGCGTAGAAGACTGTGTGTTTGCAAGTGCGTTAGTACGTCCTGTTGCCATGGAAGGCAGACGTAAGGCAAGTTGGTTCCGTGACTGGAGCGAAAAAGGCATACAAAAGAATGCAATAGTATATGAAGATGATGCTATACACAAAATAATGAAGTTGATTGGCATATCACCATACGAAGCAGATATGTATCGTCGTGCTTTTGCAAAAAAGAATGAAGAAAAGATGATGCAGTTTATGGCACGACTAGGTGACCATCCAGACAAGCACGACATCTATGAACAAATGCAAAGCCTAAGCGGATTTGGTTTGTGTAGGGCACACGCAGTTAACTTAGGCAGACTTATATGGGCACTAGCATATCACAAGGTGTACAATCCAAAAGAGTTTTGGCGTGCTTGTTTAAAACATTGCCAAGGAAGTTATGCACGTTGGGTATATCGTAACGAAGCCAAACGTGCTGGTTGGGATCTACGTGAACTAGGCTTTGATAACTGGATCACAGAAGATCCTGTTGAAAGTTTCAAACAACATGGTGCATGGAACAGTCCTGGTTTCTTGCCAAACATGGGATTGCAAAATCTATTCTTAGACAAGTTTCAGTTTGCTGGTATAGTTGCAAATAGCAGAGTGTTTAAAAGCGATAGTAAAAATTACATACACTTTATAACACTAGGTGTAGGTGAAGGTCGCTATGTGGATCTTGTTGTTGATCGTCCTGTGAAGTATGCACGTGATAGTGTGGTAGTTGGTGAAGGACAAATGTGGACCAAAGACAACAGTAACTATCTAAAAGTAAAACGCAAGAACGTTAAAGCAATGCCTATCGATCAGTATGCTTAGCCTTTTTGTTTGATACCTGCCAACATCTGCTTTAATTTTGTACTCTGCACATCAGCAACTATTTTGCCAGGCTCGTCGGGCACAGTAGCATCATTTGCAGGATCTGACTGTATTGACTTGGCTTTAATTTGATCATATATTGAACTTGATTGTTTTTTAAACTGTTGATATTCTTCATCATCTCCTAGATCACGTATACGTAAACTTTCAATGTCAAACTCCAAGTCTACCTTTTGTCCAACGCCTGAACTACTTCGAGTCTTCATAGCCTGTATTTGATATCTACCACGTTCACGCATGGCACGACTTGTAAAGATACCAAACACATTATCAGCAGTATTGATCTTGGATATACCACCTGATATGTGCGAATGATCAAACTCTATTTCTTCTACTGCACTTCTATTCAACTGCGACGCAGTCACAAACAGTATGTTTAATTCTCTTGCTAGGTTACGCAGTTCTTCTGAAACATACTTGTCCTTAACAAATAAATCGTTTGGTGATACTTTAGCACTAACTGGCATAAGCAAATCCAAATAGTCAACACACATGAAGTCTATTTCTTTGCCTTGTTTGATGCTTAGTTCTTTTACAAATGCTCTTATGTCGTTAACTGTGCTCTGTGCAGGCATGTATTTTATTTGCAGTTTTCCTGACTTCTTGCCCATCATCTTAACTTTCATTTCAACAGTTTCAATATCTTTGAACAATTGTTTACTCGGAGTATTTGTTAACATACTATCAATACGCATAGCAGTTAACCCTTCACTAAGTTCAAGTGTGATGTATACTCCGCTTAGTCCTGCTTCCATCCAATTCACTGCTAGGTTTTGCATGAATAAACTTTTACCAGATCCTGATCCACCTGCAAATATCTGTAGTTCGCCTCTGTTGAATCCACCATACAACAATTTGTCCAAGTTTCCCCAACCTGTTGAATTCTGACCGTTGTTGTCTTTCAGTGCTGCCAGTCTTGCACGTGGATCTTCAAAGTAGTCTGTACCTAAATCTTTTGTTAAACTTATTTGCACTGCGTCTTTGATAAGTTTTTCAACTGGAGAATACTCACCTTTCTCCAACAGGTCTGCACTTTTAAGTATTGCACGTTCTAGTTCACTGCGTCTAGTAAATGCTTCGAATTCATTCAAAAACCAATCTGTGTGCCCACTGTTTAGGTCTGGAATTTCGACAAGTTCGATGCCAGTAACTGCTTTTATTTGTGCTCTGTCTGGGAGTGTTTTGTGTTCGTTAGCATGGTCATAGATAAATTTTGCAGTTTCTTTTAAGTCTCTATCAAAGTTTTCTGCATTGTATATATTCTGTACTCTCAAGAAACTTTGTGCATCATGCATCATCATTTCTAAAAACAACTTTTGTACATCGTAACTATATTCTGTCATACTGTCCTCATTAGACGTTTTTTCGCCATTTCAATTTTTATCTTACTACGTTCTGCGTTTGCATGTATTTGATGTAGTGTTTCTGCTACACCAAAACGCACCACTGCATCGTTAACATCTTTTACATCCTCAGGCCACTCAGGTATACTAACTTCAAATTTGTGTTCAACTGCGGCATCGATTATACTTAATCCTGCTCTGTCTTGATCGGGCACTACTATAATTCTACGTTGTAACTGCTTCAACAACTGTGCTTGATCTTTGCTTATGGTTTCATGCATGCATGCCAATCCTGATATACTTAGTGCATCAAATATACCTTCAACAACTATTGCACTGGTCCAATCTGCTTTTTGAAAATCATATCCAAAAACATATCCTGGTTGTTGACTGTTTATAAACTTTGGTGTGCGATTATCCAAGTATCGACTTGTATGTCCAACTATTATGTTATTGTATGTGTATGGTACTACTATTCTGTCTCGTGGACCTCGTTTTTTATCTACTAAAAATGGATACTCAAAAACTATTCCACGGCGTTTTATATAATCAACATAGTGAAAATGATCTCGGTTATTTGGATCAATAAGTTCAACACCAGTAGGTATTTCAGCTTCTTCAAATTCAATTTTACGTTGTCTTATTTTGTTTCTTTCAGCCGTAAGATCTAATAGACTTTTACGTTTCAAACTTTCTAAGTTGAGCCTTTCAATATCCGTACTGTCGACACCTAACCATTCTAACAGTTTACGTGCTTTGTAACTGACACTACGTCCAGCAACAAAACTTGCAGTAAAACCACAGTTAAAACAATGATAACTCCAGTCATCATCTTGATATTTTACACCTCCACGCATACGTTTATCCTGTGATTCTCCGTTATGCACACAACATGGTGCATTAAAGGATACCCAACCAGATACAGTGGGTTTTTTTTGCGAAATGTAACTCAATAGATCAATCATTATGTAATAATAACATAACCTATTGTATTGTGCAAGTGTTTTGATTACCGATAGGTAATTTGGGTAATTGTGCCGTTGTTGACTTCAACAGTAGGCGTGGCTTCGTAGCCTTGTCCGCCATTGGTAACAGAAATTTGTGTGACGACATTTCCGCTTATGGTTGCAGTTGCAGTGGCTCCTGTGCCTAATCCAGAGATTTCAACATTTGGTGTTCCTGGACCATAGTACTCACTACCACCTGTAGCACTTATTTCGGTGACTGATCCATTTTGCACAGTAGCACTTCCAGTTGCGGCCAAACCATATTGATTGATTTCAAAACGCACCCAGTTGTGCCTTCCTTCGACGTTTACAAATGCTCTCTTGGTTTGGTTAGTATAGACTGTTTGACTACCAATGTCATACCAATCTGGACCAATTTGTGTATCACTTCCTTGTGCTTTTACATTGCCTGAAAAGTTGTCAAAGTCAAACTGGAATGTTGTAAGTGTATTATTTGCAGTATATGCCATACTGGTATATCTTCTATCCCCAGATTCAGTTTTAATTCCATAATCATCTGGCTTGGGTATTTCCAGTAACTTGCTTTCAACAAAATTAGGATATACACTATCTACAATTTCAACTTGTCCACGTCCTGAACTGTATGCATCTGTAAACACTGCTTCGTATAGATTGCCACTAGCACGTTCCAAACTCCAGGTTGCAGTCTGTTCTTCAATGAGGTCAAGTTCTTCACTGGTAAGTGTAACCTTTGCTCTACCGTATGCCGCACTTAATGTTTCTAAATCTTTGGCTATTAATTGTTCATCACCATCAGTTGACATCATTCTATATGTTATTGTACTACCAGAAATGTTAACTGGCTTTTGATCTTGGTTTACAAATTCAAATAATATGACATTGTCAACGCCTCGATTTACTTTCAATTTTTTTGCATACACTGGTTGCCATCTCCTTTGAAAGTACGCACCACTCGTATCAGGTAATAACACCTGTTGCTT